TGAGTCTGACGAATTATTTACTGCAATTGAAAATGGAGAGATAAATGGTTTCTCTATTGAGATTAAAGCGGATATTAAACCAACAATTAATAACGAAGAACAAATGAATGAATTTGCTTTCGCCAAAGAACTTGGTAAGTTAGAGGCTCAATTTGAGGCTATGACCAACAAGTACGAGGCAAGAATTGAAGCTTTGGAGAACGAGAACAACGTACTCCTTGAAGCTGTGACATCTGTTGAAGAAAAGTTTGGTAGTGTAGATGACCTAAAGTCTGCTGTCAAAATGATTCAAGAGCACATTGAAAGTATGGGTGCATCTGAAGAAAAAGAGATGGGCGAACATACTGAAGATGAAGAAAAAGAAGAAATGGCTTCTAACGAAGAGGAAATGAAGGAAGACGAGTACGAAGCTACTGAAGAAGTTGCTGAAGAAGTCTCTGAAGAATTTACTGCTGAAGAAGAAACTAACGAGTTGGAAGTTGAGGAGCAATTTGCTGCTGAACAAAAGGCTGAAGAGGTTGCTGAAACAGTAGAAGACAAGACAGTAGTTTTTAATTCTATTACACCCGAGAAGGTGAATATGATTAACAACTTCTTTAACCGCAAGTAATTATTGTAAATTAATTAAACGAATCTTTTTTAAAACTTATATAAAATGAGTGTAACTATTTCAAACTTGCCATACGGTGACCGTCGTCCAGACCTATTCATTGATGCTATGGTAAAATCGGCAGCGGTATTAAACCGTTTCCGCTTAATTGACGGTGTTAAAGCAAAGGTAAATGTACCAATCTTTGACGCTGCATTGACATTTGGTAACGACCTATGTGTATTTGATTCTCAATCTACTGCTTCAGTAGGCGAGAAAGAAATGACTGTAGAGACTTACAAGTGGGCTTTCCTAAACTGTAAAGATGCTCTTGAGTCTTCTTACCGTGGTCTTCTTTTGAAGAAAGGACAGCACAACCCAGAGACTATGGATGCTGAATTCAAGGATTGGGTATTTGACTACTTCGCAAAATTGTCTGCTGAAAAAGCATTGACTCTTGCAGGTACTGAATTGACTACAGAGATGGCTGCTGATGCTGACGTAATTGATTACGATACTGAAGCGACACTTACTTCTGCAAACATCCTTGACAAAATGGAAGGTGCTTACGAAGCAATGAGTGACGTTATGTTGGCTGCTGTTTACGGAGACGCTGACCGCGACTTCAAACCAGTATTCTTCTTGGGTACTGCTGCAATGCAAGCTTACCAAATCGCTATCGCAGGTTTATACACAACTACTCCACAAGGTGTTGTAGAGGGTGGTATTCCTAACTACTACGGTATGGAGGTTGCTCACTTCGCTTCTATGCCTGCTAACGAATTCGTTATCGCTGCTCCACAAAACTTGGTTATGTTGACTGACGAGTACAATGACGTTCGTGCAATTGATATGAAGTACGAAGCTGAAATAGCTTCTGACAAAATCTGGGGACAGTTCAAGTTAGGTTTCTCTTACTTGAAAGGTGAAGAGATTGTCTACGCGAAGAACTTCGCATAATTAAATAATAACGGAAGGGCCTTGCGCCCTTCCTTTAATACCCTATAAAAAATGGCTTGTACTGTAACTCTTGCTGATATCTCTTACGGATGTGATGATTTAGGTATTGGTGGTATTGTAGAACTTCACGTGGCTTCACGTGCTGCTGCTCTTGCTGCTATCACTACCAAAGATGATTCTACTCGTGTGATATCTGTCGTTAGTGGTGCCGCTTCTGATGTAGTTGAATTCTCTTTCAACTTGAAAGATGGATTCTCTGTATTCTCTGAAGTTAAGACCGCAAACGCTGACGGAACTTTTTCTACTGTTCCAACTATCTCGGCAGAATTTCCAAAAATGGATGCTGCTCGTATCACTGCTTTAGACCAAATGTCTAATGGCGCACCAGAATTAGTAGCTTTCGTTAAGACTGCTGCTGGAACTTACCACGTATGTGGTTTAGATTTTGGTCTATATGTTTCTACTATTGATGGCAACTCTGGAACTGGTCGTGCTGAAAAGAACCGTTTCCAAGTAACCTTAACGGGTGAAGAAGCTGGATTGTCTTACAGCATTGGTGCTGATGACTTTGGCGACATTACTGCTTAATAGCAATCTTGTAAATTAACACAAGGGGGTGAGGCGAAAACCTCGCCCCTTTTTATTTAAAATATATGGCTTTCAATTGTAGCATCTTATTAAGCGATATTGATATCAATTGTAACAAACGAGTTACAGGGGGTATCAAGAAAGCTGTCCTATTATTACAAAAAGACTTGACCATTACCTTTGACCCTCTTGATGAGACTCAAGTAACTCAAGTAGACACTGTAGATACCGTAACCTTTGAACACAACACAAAGGACGGAACTACTACCTTCACAGAAAACAAGAACACATCTAACGGATTAGGTGTTGTTACTACTGATATTACTATCCAAACTCCTGCTGTAGATAATAAGGTAAACCAAATAGACCTTATGAGCCGCAGAGAGGACATCTGCTGCGTTCTACTCCATAACAACGACACTGTGACTATCTCGGGATGGATGGATGGCTTAACGATGAACTATGAGGCTAACAGCGGTACAGGTACTGGTGAGAAGTCTTATGTAAATATTACGTTGAATACTGAAAGTGGTATTGCTTCTTTAGCAATCAATGATAAAGCGGTATTTAGCGACCAAACCATTTTTGATTAATGGGCTACTTAATTAGCGGCGGAACGGGTTACAATGCTAATGCTGTTACACCTACAGACGAGGAGAAGAATTACTTGTATGTAAGAGGTGGTTACAGCGGTTCTGTTGTAAATTCTATAGAGGGAGAAGGATTAGTATTCTTCCTACAACTACACGATTAAAATTATATAATATATTATGGCTTACGAAACTATTGTTAAAGAAGGAAACTTCCATCAAACGGCTACGGGTGATTACGGCTTCCGCTTGTTAGAGGGTGGAGAGTCTTCAACTGCGGGTGAAGCATTCCGTGCTATCCAAGCGATTGAAGGTGCTGTTGTTACGACTACTACTCAAGTGGGTGACGCAGTAACAAACCTTGGTATTGGTGAAGGTACAATCATCTACGGCAAATTTGATAGCATATCTTGTGTATCGGGCAAGGTATTAGCTTATAAAGCACTGTAATGAACTATGTTAGGACTACTAAATACTGTCCTCTCAAAGGGCAACACATTACTAACCTATGTAAAGGATGGACTTGTTATGGCTAATAGATTCCTTACACCACCAAAACTAACACACCCCGCCCAAGGCTCGGCCGAGTTCAACGGGTCGAGTGATTATATTGATATTACAAGTTCCGATAGTATTTCGGGAATCACGGAAGATTTTACACTTTCTTTTTGGCTATATCGGAATAGTGGCGGCGCTTATATATCAAAAGGCGATTCGGATACTACGGAAGAATTTCGCGTTTTAGTAAGTGATAGCGTCATTTATTTTGATGTAGGCAACAATACTGGGCCTTACAAGAATATAACCACTACAAACGACACAAATGAATGGATTCATTACGCGTGTACGGCAAAACGTACAAGCGGAAGCACTGACATTCAAATCTACAAAGACGGCTCTAATTTGGGTGGCTCGGTTACCAATCCGGGGAATAGCCATAACACAAACACGCACCCAATATATATAGGTAGATTCACAACGAATTATACCAATGGAAATTTCGCCAACGTCGCAATATGGAACCGCGCGTTATCAAGCGATGAAATTAATTCCGTGATGTGGAAAGGGTACGATGCTTTAGCTACTTCAGAAAAAAGCGGACTACAAGCTTGGTATAAATTAGATGAGTCAGAACTATTTGATGCAAGCAATACCTCAACTACAAACCTTGAGGAGTATGCTAAACTAAACAGCGTTACCTTTGAAGGAAAGGCTTGCCTACAGACTGCGTTAAACGCACTGCCCGACATTACAGATGCAAGACTATACTCTGCTAAATACGATATTAGAGTAAGCGGTGATGGTGGTACAGTAGAAGCATTGAACTGTGTAGAAACAGAACTTAACGAATTATTATGAGTAGCTTAAAAGATTTAGCAAGTTTAATTATGATTCCTTCCTTGTATAAGGACGGGGAACTACATACGGTTAAGCCATTAGCTGACGAGGATGTTATAGTACATCCCGACGCTACGGACAACAACGATGGTTTTGACGGGAGTACGCCAAGTACAAGCAGTAACTTTACCTTTAGTAGGGGTTCAAATCTTGCTGCTACGAGGGTAGATGTTAATGGTCTTATTGAGAAGGGTAGAGAGAATTTATATACTCAATCTAACAACTTCAGTCATTCGGATTGGAATGTTAAAGCAGGTACATTTACTCAAGGTGTAGCAGACCCCGATGGGGGGAATAACGCTTGGTCTTGGACTGCTACAAATACTGACCCATACCTATATCAAAGTGGGAAGTCTTTGAGTGGTGTCGGGACACTATCAATTTGGGTTAAGGGTGTTGGTTCTACAATTGGCAAAAACTTTGAATTAAGAAATGCTTCTGCACCATACAAAAATGTTGTACTAACAGGAGATTGGCAAAGAGTAGAACACTTTAACAATACTGCAAGTGGAACATCTGTTGGGTTTGAATATGGAAACCCTGCCGTTGTAGGAGATGTTGTACATATCTATCAAGCACAATATGAGCAAGGCTTGGTAGCTACTGATTACATTGAAACAGGGACAAGCGCAGCGCAGTCAGGTATCTTGGAGGATATGCCTCGTTTAGATTATAGTGGTGGTGCTTCGTGTCCTGCTCTTTTACTTGAGCCTCAACGGACAAATGCGATAACGCAGTCAGAGTATTTAGGCGATTCATCTTGGCAATCAATTAACGCAACAATCACAAGCAATTACGGAACAAGCCCAGAGGGTGTAAGTAATTCTTCACGCATTGTATGTAGCAACACAACGGATTCAAGAGTTTATATTTCTTACGGAGGTACATTGACTGATGGAACGCAATACACTTGGTCGGGATATTACAAAGGAACTGTTGGAGAAAAGGTGGTTATAAATGCTATATCAAGTGGCGGTAGTGCGGTGAACGCTTCAAAGGTTGTAACATTTACGGGAGATTGGCAAAGAGAGGATATAACATTTACTGCGGGTACTTCTCTTACTTATGTATTCCCAAACGATGCTCGTGTAGGAAGCGATACAACGGCAACCGATTTTGAGTATTTCGGCGCACAACTTGAACAAGGCAGCTACCCTACCTCATATATGCCTACCTATGGGACAAGTCAAACGAGGTCTTATGATGTTTGTAAAAAAACTAATATAGACTCTTTAATTGCAGAAGAAGGAACTGCGTTTATAGATGTAACTAATGGTGATGAAAATGAAGTGAATGCCTTTATGACTATCGCAGATAGTTCAGTATATCCTGACCATATTTGGATAGGTCAAAATGGAACTACTTTGTCTTTATATGTTAAGGCTAATGATTCGTATAGCCTTATTGCAAATAACATTGCTTCTATAGAAGGCAGAAAAAAAATAGCAGTCGTTTATACAAATGAATCAATAAAGGTGTTTGTAAACGGAACTAATGAGTATACTGCAAATGATAAAACCCTACCAAGTCAATTAAACAGAGTGGAATTAGGTGCATTTAACACATCTATAAATACAGGTACTGCAAGATATGACCAAGCAGTCCTATTCCCAACGGCATTAACTGATAGCGAGTGTATCGCCTTAACAACTTTATAAGATATGAGCATTTCCTCACATACTTGTTCTAAATGTAAATTGACTAAAGATGTTTCTGCTTTTGCTAAAAACAAAAGTAAGAAGTCTGGAGTCAACACTTACTGCAAGGAATGTATGGTAGCATATCGCAAGGATAACGCTGACAAACTTAAAGAATACTTTAAGGAGTACGGAGAAGCTAATAGAGAAAAGATTAGTGCAAGAACTCTAAATAGATACCATAACAATATCCAAGCGAACCTGTCTATGACTTTAAGAAACCGATTCAATAGAGCGGTAGAGAAAGAATGGAAGAATGGTTCTGCCGTTAGAGACTTGGGATGTTCTGTTGCAGATTTCAAAGTATATTTAGAATCTAAATTTGAAGAGGGTATGTCTTGGGACAATAAAGGCAAAGGTGGTTGGCATATAGACCACATCGTTCCATTGTCTGCATTTGACTTAACTGATAGAGAACAAGTTATTGAGGCTTGTCATTATACGAACCTGCAACCATTATGGGAACAGGACAACTTAATAAAAGGAAATAATATATAACTATGGCAAGTACATACGATAAAGCCTCGTTAGTAATGATACCTTCGGGGACGAAGACATCAAAAATTTTCAGCCAAAAGCCTGTTAATGGAGATGGTGATTTTACTTTCTCAAGGTCAACTGCTGCAACAAGGGTTAATGCAGATGGTAATATAGAGAAGGAGACTCAAAACCTGCTGACTCAATCTAACAATTTTGATTCATCGGATTGGACTAAAATCAACAATTCAAGAACAAGCGGTCAATCGGGTTATGATGGAACAAATGATGCTTGGTTGGTAACTGCTACAGGTGCAGGTGCTAAATATATCTTGCAGAATAGCACATCTACAGGTGTGCATACATTTTCATTATATGCAAAAGAAGGTACGACAAAAGGTATTAGAATTTCTATAAATGGAGGTGGAGACCATTGGGCTAATTTCAACTTGGATTTAGGAACTCAAGTAGGAACTGCTGCAAGTGTTGTAGATACTGAAATAGTTAGCATAGGAAGTGGTTGGTATAGAATAAGTGTAACTGCAAATAAAACGGCTTCGGGTTGGGGTGCTATCTATCCGTTAGATAATTCATTTAACGCAAACTATACTGCATCAGGTGAGAATCTATACATCCAAGATGCCCAACTTGAGCAGGGACTTGTAGCAAGAGACTATATAGAAACGACTACTGCTGCCGTAGAGGGAGGTATTACAGACAATGTACCAAGATTAGATTATACGGATAGTTCGTGTCCTGCGCTCCTGTTAGAGCCGCAGAGAACGAACCTTGTACCTATTAGCGAAGGTGTTCCTGAAGATTTTAGTGGTGTAACATTAACTGAAAATTACGGAACATCTCCAGAGGGAGTACAAAACTCTTTGAAGGTTCAAAAAGGCGGAAGTAGTGAAAATGAAAGAATTGAGGTTATTGATGGAGGCAATGTAACTCTTGTAAGTGGTAGAGATTATACTATTTCTGCATTTGTCAAAAATATAGATGTAACAGGAGTTACTACTATTGCTTGTCGTGTTGTAAGTGGTACTTTGTTTAGACAAGGTTATCAATGGAATGGTTCAAGTTTAAGTGTAACAAGTTCTAATTCAAACGGCACAAGAACCAATGTCTTAACTGAAGATTACGGCAATGGTTGGTGGCGCATTGGATTTTCATTTGAAGCAGATGGCACTCAAGGAAACTTTGAGTTGGATATTGACCGAGACAATGGAAGTGACACCACAAGTATAGAAACTTGGGGTTGGCAACTTGAATCAGCAACAGGCGATGCATCCTACGCAACATCCTACATACCTACCTATGGTACGAGTGTGACGAGGAATGGTGAAGCAATAAATTCTTTAGACCTTGAAGCGAATGGAGTAGCTACATCTTCCACTAATTGGACTTGGATTGTTAAAGGAACATTTAACGGGAACGGAGTAGCAGGAAACAACATATTAGCACAAAGAGATGAGGGTGGATTCTTCTATCGTTATGGTTCATCTCTTGGTTTTAGTGGAGCAACAAAAAC